ACAACAACCTGTTGTTGAGCTGTGAGCACCGTGTCCTGTTGTTGAGCTGTGAGCACCGTGTCCTGTTGTTGAGCTGTGAGCACCGTGTCCTGTTGTTGAGCTGTGAGCACCGCGTCCTGTTGTTGAGCTGTTAGCATAGTCTCCTGTTGTTGAGCTGTGAGCGTATTCTCCTGTTGTTGCTTCATTTGGTTTTATATTGTTTTTATGTGCTTGTAATAACTCATTTTTACTTATTTCTTTTAAAATAGTTATTTTACTACATACGCTTTTATCGTCATCGTCTTTAACATTTTCTGCCTCTATTAAAGCATACTTACAGTTAATATCTAAGTAGTAGTTTAATACATCACAACTATTTCTGCAGAAATGAAAACCATTAAGGCATAGTTCTAATTTGCCCTTAATAGTGTATGTTTTTCCTACTTCATATTTAAATTCTCTGCAAGTCCAGTCTTTATTAAATGCTTTATATCCTATTATTTTTGATTTTTTCATTTTATCTTAACCTTTGCCTGTATTCTATTTGTATTAGTCGGTGTATTTCTTTAAAGTCTTCTTGGTTTAGTCCTTTGATGTGCATTAGTGTTTCTTTAATGTTATTATTCATTTTTTTTAGTCTTTTTCTATTATGTTTATGTTGTTGTATTCTATTAAGCAGTAGTCGAAGTATTCGTTTTGGTAGTGTTCTGTTATAAAGTTTTCCATTAGTTCGCATTCGTTTGTTTCTTTCCATTCTTCAAATTGTTCCATTCTTCCACCTTTATTTTGTTTGTATTAATCTATGTGTTTCTTTAAAATCTTTGTTATTTGTCCCTTTAATGTGTATTAGTGTTTCCTTTATGTTTGTTTTAGTCCTCTAGTAATTTTTATAAAACATATTCTAATACATCATAGTGTCCTTGATTATCCTCGTAATATTTTTTAACTTTTTCACTTAACCATTTTAGTATACATTCGACAAGATCTTTAAAGTCTTTTTTTAATAAAATTGAAACTACTTGTATTTTATCAAAAGGGTGTTCTTCAAAGAAAACAAAATAAACCCTTGCGTCTGGGGGGTTTATTAAACTTTCTGGGTCTAGTTTAAAACATAAAGTTAAAGCATATAAATTATTTGGGTGTTTTTTCCACATAACTGGATTATAAATATCGTATTTATATCTGCTTTTTATAAATGGATGTTCTTTCATTCTTCCACCTCGTCAAGCTCTTTAGTTATTTGTTCGCAGTCTTCACGAGTTAAAACATCATTCCATTTATCATCAAGAGTCTTACTATTACTAAGTAGTTCTTCACCACATATATAAACTAGCATATTAGCAACTCTTTCAGGCTCTGATAAATCAGTGTAAACTTCTCCAAAATTATCCTGTTCATATTCTTTTATAGTGTCTATTGCTTCAAATATGTCAAAGTTTTCTTCTAGCCATTTTTTAGCTTCATATCTTCCTGTAATGAAATAATCTGTGTTGAATGCTTCGTGATGTAAGTCGCACCCGTAACCGTTAAACCATTTCAATACTTCTTTTGCTTGTTCTTTTATTTCTTCTTTTGCTTCTTCTGTTATATCGTTATAATATGCCATTTTATTTCACCTATTATTTACTACTATATCATAGTGTTTTATTATTTCGTTGTCTTGTTCATAATCATACCTTATTATTTTAATCATTTTAATATCCTCTTAGTTGTTGTTTTAGTTCTTTAGTGTTAAAAGGACTGCACAAGTCAATATAACCTTTTCTTGTCATCTTTGTTATCATCTTACTTATTAAGCTTCTTTGTCCATATGTTTTTATTATCATGTTTATTCACCTTGTTTGTTTTTCTTAATATAAGATTGTTTGTGTAGTTTATAAATATTGTTGTTGTATAATGTATAGTTTATAGAATATACTTCGTTTGTTACATATATATATTATATATAGTATATATATACTAATACTATTATTATATAGATCTTATTATATTATTATTATTATATTATTATATTATTATTATATATTATTATATATTATTATATATCTTATTATATTATTATTATTATATTATTATATTATTATATATATCTTACTATATTCTACTATATTCTATTATATATTCTACTACTATATATTTATTCTTATTATTATTACAATAATATAATATATTATAATATAATATAGTATAGTATAATATAATATAGTATAATATAGTATAACTTCACAAAAACACACCCACCCCCACCACCAATAAGTAGTACACTACAGACCATATAGATTATTTATTTGTATGTTGTTTTTATATAGGTTTAGTATTTGCGTATAGGTTAAGTATTTGTGTGGTTGTTTTGGTGTGGTTTTCCGAAACATTTATATATTAGTTGTGCTTTTTGTATATTGGTATGGGTGTTGTTCGTTTGAGTGGTAGTGGTTTGCAGGTTCAGTTTGTGGATGATGAGGGTAATGTGTTTGTTACTAGTAAGAAGTTCTTGTTGGGTTTTCTTGGTAGGGGTGTTGTTGGTGTTCCTTTGTTTCTTGGTCGTCTTCCTTTTAGTTTGAGTCCTAAGAGGTATGGTAGGAGTGTTGTGGTTGGTGGTGATGCTCTTAGTGGTGGAGTTGTTGGTGTTTTGCTTGGTGGTTCTGAGGGTAGGGGTGTGGATGTTAGTGGTAGTTTGCAGTTGGAGAAGAAGGCTCTTGGTGACTTGGTGGATTTGAGTGTGGAGGTTGATTTGTGATGGTTCTTGAGGATTTTGATTTGGTTGAGTATAAGGGTTTTATTGGTGGTGTTAGGGCTCGGGTTGCTAGTGGTAGTTTTAGTTGGGCTAGGTGTCGTGATGATCTTGTGTTTTTTGCTGAGAGGGGTCTTGGTGTTAGGTTGTTTGATTGGCAAGTTATTTTTTTGAGTCGTGCTATGAGTATTATTCATGGTGTTGATGTTGAGGGTAAGAGTTTTAGGTGGCTTCTTGCTAATACTAGTAGGCAGGTTGGTAAGTCTATGATGCTTACTATTATTGGGTTGTGGTGTGTGTTGTTTAATAAGAAGCCTGATAGGCGTTATTGTACTACTACTGTTGCTGTTATTAGTAGGGGTGGTGATCAGGCTAAGAAGTTGTTGAATGAGTTTAAGTTGACTATGGAGAGTGGTGATCGTTTTGTTAGGAGTACTTATGTGGATGGTAGTGGTAAGCCTTTGTTTGGTGAGAGGTTCTTTTCTAATTTGCTTAGTAGGAGTCACGCGAATAATACTACTGTGATTAGTTTTGAGTCTCATAATCCTGTTAAGCACGGTGAGTATTTCTTTGTTGGTAGTAGTGCTCCTGGTAGGATTCTTTGTTTGCCTCCTACTGACGCGGTTCTTGGTTATACGTTCACTATTGGTTTCTGTGATGAGTTTGGTAGTACTGAGAGTTTTACTGATGAGTTCTGGAAGAGGAAGTTGAAGCCTACTGGGGATGCTAATCAGGCTCTTTGGATTTTTACTAGTACTCCTTGGGTTCCTAATGGTGTTTTCTATGATTTCTGTAATCCTAGGAATGAGCGTAGTGTTGAGCATATTTGTAGGTTGCAGTTTCCTATTAAGGCTTTGGAGTTGGATGATTGTGAGGAGGCTAAGTTGCAGTTTAAGAACGTGATGGCGGATATTGAGTTGTTGTTGTTGGAGGGTGATTTGGACTCGGTTAATGCTAATTATAATTGTAAGTTTGTTAAGGGTAATCTTAGTTATTTTAGTCCTGATGAGGTTTATGGTTTGTTTGTTGATGATTATAGTAGCGTTACGAGTCTTCCCAGGGATGTTTTGGTTGATGTCGGTGTGGATTTTGGTGGTCAGAGTACTAGTAGGAGTGTTATTACTGTTAGTACTATGGGTGATAGTGGTGTGATTAAGAGGTTGTTTCATATTAGGTATGATTTGAATAAGGATTTGGAGTTAATGGATGATTTGGAGATGATTCGTAAGAGTTTTAATGTTCAAAGGATTATTCCTGATGATTGTCCTGCTGGTAGGCATTTGATTAATGTTATGATTCAGAAGGGCTGGGATGTGCACCCTATGAGTTTCCGTACTGATAAGGTTAAGAAGTATGGTGCTTTTAGGAGTAAGTTGAGGCGTGGTTTGGTTAGGAGTTATACTGATGATGTCTTGGTTGGTGAGATGCTTGGTTTGGAGTTCGGTGCTGGTAAGCAGAATAGTGTTATTAGTCCTAGTAATGGTTTAACTGATGATTTGATTGATAGTTTTGTTCTTAGTTCTTATTTCTTTGTTGATGATGAGGATGAGTTCAGGTTTTTTGAGGTGTGAATGATGGGTGATGAGTCGTATATGATTAGGAGGAGGGCTAGGCAGCCTTTTTTTAAGGAAGTTTTTGGTTTTTATAGAATTAGTTATGGTGGTACAAATTTGGAGGTGGCTGTGTATGAAGAACGCGACTAGTATTAGGAGTAGTTATGATGCTGAGAATAAGCTTGGTTTATTTATGGAGTTGCATGAGGAGAAGGCTTATTATCAGGAAGTGTTACAGAGGATTATTAATAATCCTAGGTATTACTTGGATAATTTGGACGACTTATATGTTTTCAGGGTTAGTTTCATTGAGTACAAACCTTATAAGGAATACAAAGCTTTATAAATAAATACTTTTATGTGTTAAGTCCTTTGAAGGTGGCTCCCTACCTTTGCCCTTACTACTAAATTTTTTTATTTCCTATTTTGGTTTACTATGGTTAAAAACAACATTATATCAGATACAGAGTTAGTTAAGAACGATAATAGTCAAGGCTATATTAGTGATTACTTGCTTAATAGTCCGTCTAAGTTCAACAAGGCTAATGGTTACACTAGCAGTATGAGCATTGAGCTTATAAGGAAGATTATAGAAGAGGATCCGTTAGTTAAAGGTGTTATTACTACTTTGGTTGATAAGACTCTTGAAGTTGCTTATGGTGTTACTGGTAAGGATGGTAGGAGTAGTATTCCTAAGCTTAAAAGTAAACTTGAAGATTTAAGATTCAACAGGCTTATTAGGAAGGTGTTGTTTAATTTGTTCTTGTACAATAATGCTTTTGTTGAAATTGTTAAACCTAAAGGCGGTGAAGTCACTGATCTTAATGTTTTAGAAACTCAGTACATGAAGATTAATGCTGAGGATAACGGTGACGTTTATGGTTATTACCAAGACGTTAATGGTAGTGGTAAAGATAGTCCTAGTTGGACTGTTGATGAAGTTGTTCATTTTAAGTTAGATGATTATAGTTCTAATGTTTGGAGTCCTGCTACTTTTCAGAGTTTAAAAGACACTATTCTTATAAAGGATGCTATTCGTAATTGGATGCATTGGTTCTTTAAAACTAATCAGTTAAAACCTATTATTAGTGTTGAGAAGACTAATGCTGGTATGATGAAGGATTTCGTTGAGCATTTAAAGAATGCTGAGAATGATCCTGGTAAACCTATTCCTGTTATGGGTAAGGTTATTATTGAGAAGCTTCAAAAGTTCAGTGATGAAGGAACTAGTATTATGCAAGTTCTTAACTGGTGTGATAGACAGGTTCTTATGTTATTACAGGTTCCTCCTATTGCTATTGGGTTACCTGATAGTAGTGGTAGAAGTAATAGTGTTGAGCAATACGCTGCTCTTAATACTCGTGTTTTTGCAGTTCACAGATTACTAGAAGATGTGCTTACTTATGATTTATTCCCTAAGATTGGCTTTGATAAGGCTAAGTTTGAGTTCAGTCTTCCTCTTGGTGGTAAGACTAAGGAGTTGCTTGAAATGGTTCAGATTATGAAGAATTCATTATTCACAGATGAGGCTATTGAGGAGTTCCTTATTATTAATGGTTTAAGATTTAGCACTGGTAAAGTGTTGAAGTCAGAAGAAGAAATTGCTATGATGTCTAATAAGGATTTAGGTACTGGTAATGAGTCGATGAAGGGTAATAGTAGTGCTGATGCTAGTAAGAGTCGTAAAAGACAAGGTGAGGGTATTAGTGATGCTAATAAGTCTGAGATGGTTAAGAATTCTAAGTTTAATAGTTACCCTTATACTTATGAGGTGAAAGAATGATTCCTAGTAGTATAGATAAGATTCTACCTAGTACTGGTAAAGCTTTTTATTTGGACGCTCTTAATAAAGCTAAGGTTAAAGGTTATGATGACGTGGTAAGCCACAGGATTGCTTGGAGTGTTACTAAGGATAAGTTTAAGAAGAACAGTGAGGGTTTAATCGCTCTTAGTGAGGACTTTGTTAAACCTGAACTTCTTAGTTTCAGTCTTAACAGTGATGGGGCGGAATTGGTTATTAATGGTGATGGTGACGGGTTCTTCTTTGAGGGTACTCTTGCTAATGTTTTTGATTCCTTTATTACTAGTAGTGGTTTTAGTAGGAAATTTGATGAGGAAGCTTTGCTTAGTTTAGCTGAGCAAATAAATAGTATGGGTAGTACCATGCCTGACTTTAATCATTCTGAGCTAACTAAGGTTCTTGAGTCTACTAGTGATCCTGAAGCTATTCTTAATAGTTTAAAGAAGAGGAAGGGTTTAATCACTGAAATTAAAGCTGTGGTTAAAGATGGTCACTTATGGGTCAGGGGTAAACTTGACTCTAGGTATAAGAGCATGGTTAATAGGCTTAAAGGTATTAGTATTGAGAGTCTTGCTACTAATATTAAGGGTGGCTTAGTTAAAGGTGCTAAGTATTTAGGTTTTACTTTTACTGATAAACCTCAGATGAAACAAGCTAAGGTTATGAAAGTAGAATAATTAGTATTTTTTTAGTGTTGAATTGGTGAATTTAGATGAAGATTGGATTAGTAGTATACTTAGTTGAAGGTACAAGTGTTAATTACAAAGATGAACTTAATAGTTTAATTAAGGGTGACGTAGTTGTTTCGTATCATAGTTCTGGTAGTGTTAGTGACGCTTTTAATAAAGGTGCTAAGGAGTTAATTGGTGCTGGTTGTGATAAGCTTGTTTTCTTGCAGAGTTACGCTAAGATTCTTGATGGTGACGTTATTAGTGTTCTTGCTAAGTTACCTGGTCATTTTAATTTAGTTAGTGATCAGCCTAATTTATTAGAGGATTACTTGTTCTGTATTAGTAGTGAGGCTTTTTCTAGTTTTGATTCATTATATTCTACTTATTTGTATTTGTATGATTTCTTTATTAAGCAGCACGGTGTTCTTGGTATTAGCCATGTTCCTTCTGTGAATATTAGTGGTGTTAGTGTTGATTATAGTTTGTTGCCTATTAAGTCTAATTTCGAATACTTTTTTAGTAATGACGAGGAGTACTTCGCTGTTAAGTATGGTGTTAGGATTAGCCAGGCTGGTTCCTTGGTTGAAAGGGGTGCTTTATGAGTAGTCCTAAAGTTCTTGTTGGTGTTGTTACTTATAGTGGTAAGCATTATATTTTTCCTAAGAATTATGATGCGATTAGTAATCTTAGTTATCCTAATTATGATTTTATTATTGTTGATAATACTAGTCATAAGAGTTACACTTCTAAACTTAGGCGTGAGGGTTATAAGAATGTTCACTGGGTTGGTAGGGGCGTGATTGATAAGAATAGCCGTATGGCTTTAACTAAGAGCCAGAACTATATTAGGGAAAAGTTTATAAATGAAGGCTATGATTTTTTAATGCTTATAGAGAGCGACTTACTACCTGATAGGAACATAATACAAAGACTTATGAGTCATGCCAAACCAGTAGTAGGTTCTGTCTATTACTTAGGTACAAATAAGGTTAAGTTTCCTTGCATATTCTTAAGAGAAGGTGAAGGTAGCAAAATTTTAGGAGTAACTGAAACTTTCCCAGGTCACAAAAACGTTAATATGGCTGAAATTAATGCTTTCCTTGACGGATCGCTTAAAAAGGTTCATGGTTGTGGTTTTGGGTGTACGCTTATAAGAAGGGACGTAGTTAAGAAGTTTCCTTTCTGGTATGATGAAAGGTTTGCTGACAAGCACAGTGACGTATATTTTTATATGGATACTGAGAACAATAATATTCCTGTATACGTTGATACCAGCGTTATTGTTCCGCACTTCCCAAGTGACTGGAATTTAGTAAAGGATAGATAAGAGGTATAATAGAATGGTTGAAAAGATTGAAATGGACTCTAGGCTTAAACACTTAGAAAATTTAGAAAGAGAATTAAAGATTTATGAAGAAGATCACAAAGACACAAGTGAAGCTATAAGTATAGTTGAAAAGAAACTTAGTATAACTAAGCAAATGGATGCTATAAAATTTGATAACTTTATGCCTAACTATGAGAAGGTGCTTTGGAAATTCGAACAAGATCCTAAATTTATTGAATTAACAAAGGAGTTACACTTAATAGAAGCACAGTCTAATATTAAGAAGATGACTTTATCCTTAAAAAGTGGCACTGACACTCTAAGAAAATTAGAGGAGAACATTAAGAGTGCTAATGATGAAATTACTCGGATCAAAGCTTTAATAGGTGACGCACAATGAGTGAAGAAAACGTTAAAGTAAGCCAAGAAGATTTTGCTAAAGCAGAAGCTGAAGTTAAGTTAATGGAAGAACGTAGAAAGAAAGAAGTAGAGTCTTTACTGAAAGAAGCTGAAACTAAAGGCAAAGAAGAAGCTATGAAGTCATACGAAGAAGCAGAGAAGTCTAAGAAGGACGCTGAAGAAAAAGCTAAGATGGCTAAAGAATTAGCTGAGTATAAAGCTAAGTTAGAAGAACAGGAAAAGTCCAGGGCTGAATTTGAGAAAAGACTTGCTGAAATAGAAACTAGGAAACAAGGTGCTGCTAGTAATAAGAGCCCTTTTGATGAGATTAAAAGCAAGATGACTGAAGAAGATATTAAGAATGCTGAGTATGAGAGCTGGATAGCTTTCAGATCTAGACAAAATTAAATTTACTAATCTTTGTTGAATTGTTGAAGAGTAAAAAATAAGAATTTTAGAGGTAAATATAATGATAGAAGTAATTAAAAACGCAATAGATGCTAACGCTTTCGTTAGTACAAGTGCTAGTGCAGGGTATGTTAATCCTGTGTACTGGGATAAACAATTAAGAAAATATGCAGAACAAAATATGGTAATCACAAGATTCGCTAAAGTAATTGATACTTTACTTGGTCAAGATGGTAGCAGTATAAATGTAAGTTTAAACGTTGCTCCAACTATGGCTGCTGCTCTTGTAGAAAGCACATTAGGATCTGTAAGTGCTGTGACAATGACTCAAGTAGTTTACACACCTACTGAATATGGTAAATTCTTCCAATTAAGTGATAAAGAAGCAAGAAGAAGTTTCTTTGACGCAATGGAGGATATGTCTATGAAAGGTGGATATTCACTTGCTCTTAAAAGAGATGATTTCGCTTACGACTTATTAGTTGCTGGTGCTGGAAATGCAGTTGTAGCTAATGGTGTTGATGCTAGTGCTTTAGCTTCAAGTGATAGTATTGACTATGATGATATTGTTGATGCAATAACTTTAATCAAAACTGACTTATACAAGCCTAGAGCTTTAGTTGTTAGTCCTGGTGGAGCTGGTCAATTATTAAAACTTCCACAATTTGCTAGAGCAGATTACGCTGGTGACAGTGATGCTTTCAGAAGAGGATTAGTTGGAAAAGTTGCTGGTATTGAAGTTTATGAAAGTACAGTTGTTGCACCTGCTACAAACGTATCCACTGCTATATTAATAGGAGAAACTCAATTGGGCGAACCTGCATTTGGTATAGCTAGAAAAGCTTTACCTACTATGAGAACTGAATACGATGTTCTTGGTAGATTTACTACTATTGGTATAGTTGAAGAGTGGGATATGAAAGTAGAAAGAGCAAACGCTTTCGCTACAATCAAGTACTACGAATAAGCTTAGGCTTATTCATTTTTTATTTTTTTATTTTTTTTGGGGTTATATTTATGGTTATGTATACTACACTTGTTGATGTTGAGAATGAAATTAGGGCAGAGTTTGCTTTTGATAATGATACTATTCCTAGCAGTCAGGCTGTCACTGAGTGGATTGGTCAGGCTAGTAGTGAGGTTGATTTAAGAACGGATAATATGTATAGTAGCACTCTTAGTTCTAGTGTTTATCTTGACAGTGATGGTAGTGGTGTTTTATTGTTACCTACTAATCCTATTATTAGTATTAGTGAGCTTCGTTATAATAAGAGTCCTATGGGTGTGACTCCTGAGTGGGTTACTCTTGTTAATGGTGACACTTTTGATTATTATTATTATTCTGATACTGGTGCTATTCATTTCATTAATGGGGATGATAGTACTAATAATTTAATACCTGGTAGGGGTAGTAGGAAGTTCTGTGTTACTTATACTAGTGGTTATAAGACTGTTCCTAGTTATATTAAGAGGTTAGTGACTTTAATGGTTGCTAAGAGAGTTATTTTATCGTTGGTTAGTAGTCAAGCTAATGTTGAGGGTGGTAGTATCCAGGTGGGTACTATTAAGGTTAGTGACCCGTCTAATTTTAGTTTGAGTACTATTAAAGGTATTGATGCTGAAGTTAAGGATTTGTTTAGTAATCTTGGCTTGGATTTTAAAGTTTTTAAAATTAGTAAGGTTTATTAAAGATGGCTGTTAGAAATATAATTAATGAGGAAATCGCTATAATGAAGACTGATATTAATTATTTAAAAGAAGGCGTCAGCGATCTTAAAAATATGTTTAAGGAGTTCGTTGATAAAGCAGACAGTAAGTACGCTACAAAGGAAGAGCTGTTCGAGATTAAGAACATGGCTAGTTGGAATAGGGATAGAATAATGGACTTGGTTTATAAAGCAGGGGTTATTATTGGTATTCTTTACATAGTTTTCGGTACAGGTGTATAAGTTGGTTAACGCTACTAGTATTCAGAGTAGGATAATTAAGAAATTATTTGTTGGTCTTGGTACTACTGCTACTCTTCAAGTGAATACTCCTACTTATAATAATCGTGGTGATATGACTGAGGTTCTCGGTGCTGCTTCCACGTTAACTGTTGTTCCTTTTTTAGAGAATACTAATGTTAGTGCTTTCTTTGAGTTTAGTAAGAGTGCTAAAGGTGATTTGTTCATGGTTGTTAAGCACGACGTTGTTGTTGGTGTTGACGACATTATTAATTTTAATAGTAAGGTTTATAAAGTAATCCTTGTAGAGAATTATTCTTTGAAGGGAGTTAATTTATGCCAAATACTTACGCTTACCGAATCATTATAGGTTAATGGTTCTTGTCTATGCACACAGGAGGTTGTGTGGGAAGATTATAAAAATTTGTTGTGATTAAAAATGACTATAAGTGATGCTACACTAACTAATGATATTTATGATGCTGTTTATACTAAGATTAGCACTGGTACTTTAGTTGCTGGTTTAAGTCCTAAGTTCACAGGTATTTATCCTGATGAAAAGACTAATTTGTCTAATCCTATAATTGTTATAAGTCCAGTTAGTAGAAGTTTTTCTAACGCGTTCTTTAACGGTGCTAGTACTTATAAGTTTGTTGACGAGTTAGGTATTAACATAGTGGTTTTCAGCAAGAAGTCTATTCATGTTGATGAGTTATGTGATGCTATTAGTGCTCGTTTCCTTACGCCTATTAGTGGTCTTAATTTGGTTAGTTATAATGAGAGTGAGAACTTCGTAGTTATTAATGATCAGCCTGTTAGGAGTAAAACTATTAGTGTTAGTTGGGATAGAAAATGATTAAGATTGATGTTAGGGTTGATGATAAGAATGTTAAGCGTAGGCTTAATAACTTACAGAAAGCTATTGATTCAGGCGTTCCTGCTGACTTAAACATGGCTGGTAGGAAGCTTAGGGATTTAGTTAAGCTTGATATGCCTAAAGATACTGGTAGTAGTGCTCAGAGTATTATAGTTAGCAGAAGGGACTTTAAAGGCAGTAAGGCTTTATTGTTGACTCAGAGTTTTAAACCTCATCCTGAGAAGTCATGGAATGGTGCCTGGTTTAATATACCAAGGTGGATGTTTAGAGCTAGTACAAGTAAGGTTGTAAAGCATTATGTTAAGAGTGGAAATGTTGCACAGATGAGAAAAGCACCGAGTATGGTGTTTAAAGAGTTTAAGACTAAGATTGTTAGTCGGTTTAAATATAGTTGGAGAAAGTGAAGATTTATGGCAGATACAAGTATTAATAAGGATAATGTAACAATTTATGTTGCTGCAGCAGATGTTGATGGAAGTTCATTAGCTAGTAGTAATAGTGTTGTTGGTGAAATAACAAGTGTTAGTTGGAGTGGTTTAGAACCTCAAAGAGAAACAGTTAATGTTTATGGTGGTCAAGTTAGAAAGAAACAGCCTAGAACAGATTATGAAGTGTCTATGGAAGTTTTATTAAGCGGAGCTAGTGCTACTACTATTGAGAGATGGCAAAAACTATTTATGAGTGATGGTACAAGTACAAGTGATCCTGTTAATAGCATGATTATGATAGAAGCTCTTAAAGGAAGTGTTTATGATTCTACTGGGTTTAATAATGCAGAAATAACAACTCTTAGCTTTGATGCTCCTGCAGATGACAGTGTGACTATGAGTCTTACTTTCACAGGTAGTAGTACATCAGAATTAGGAGCTGCTAATGTTAAGTCAAGTGCGTTAGTTCATAGTTCAGCGTTTTTTAGTTGGTAATTAACATGGTTGAGTTCACTCATTTAAACGATAGAGAATTTAGGAATAACCTAACGAGAGTTGTAGATGACGCATTGACTATTCCTGTTTCTACGTATAATAGTGGTGGGCTTAATAGTGTTTCTAACCCTTCTTTTTTTGCTTTAGGCGACAGTCCTAGTATTGACGCGTTTGCAAGGTTAAGAGTTAGTAATCCTGAAACCATTTTTGATAGTAAGAATTTATATAATGATGCTGACATAGCGGATAATGCTGAGAACATACCACTGTTTTATGATAATCAAGAAGTTAGCGGTAGTGGCACTAGTACTAGTTATGATCCTAATAAGGCTCAACAAACTTTAGTTGTTGGTGCATCAACTGCTGGTAAAAGAATTCGTCAGACTAAGATGAGGTTTAACTATAAACCAGGTAAAAGTCAACTTGTTCTTATCACTTTTAATATGCATGGTAATGACGCTGGTATAATTAAACAAGAAGGGCTATTTGATGATAATAACGGTTTATTCTTAGAACTTAACGGTCTTGACACTTATTTGGTTCAAAGAACTTTTAGTAGTGGCTCAGCGGTTGATACTAAGGTTGCTCAGAGTAATTGGAATGTTGATCCGTTTGATGGTACTGGTCCTAGTGGTATCACACTTGATTTTGATACTACTCAGATATTAATCATTGATTTTGAGTGGCTTGGTGTTGGGCGTGTTAGAATGGGCTTCGTTGTTAATGGTTTAATTTATTACGCTCACAATTTTAATAATGCTAATAATCTTAGTGTTGTTTATATGAGTACTCCTAATCTTCCTCTTAGAAGTGCTATTGAGAATGATGGTACTGGAGTTAGTAGTAATCTTAGTCAGATTTGTTGTACTGTTATTAGTGAGGGTGGAAACACTGATAGTGGTAGTATTAGGTATGCTTCCACTGAAGGAACTCATGTTGATGCTAACACAGAGAATAATGTGTATGCTATTATGGGTATTAGGCTTAAAACTAATTATATTGGTGCTAGTGTTAAGATTATGAATGCTGCTTTGCAGTTACATAGTGCTACTAGTAAGTGTGAGTGGTTCCTTGTTGGTAATCCTGTTGTTGCTGGTACTTTTACTTATGTTGGTGAAAGTATGAGTGCTTGTGAGATTGCTAGGGGTGCAACTGCTAATACTGTTACTGGTGGTATTAAGTTCGGTGGTGGTTTCATTGAGAGTCAAGGTGCTCAGAGTGGTAGTAGTGGTAGTCAGAGTAAAGGTATAGAGAATGCTATTCTTTTAGGTTCTGCTATTGATGGTACTAGGGATTCAATAGTGTTATGTATTAGACCTATTGGTGGTAGTACTAATGTTGATGTTGAAGGTAGTTTGACTTGGAGAGAATTACAATAAGTATATGTGTGAAAAGGTGATTTGAAATGGTGAGTAAGCAAGAGTTGTTTGATTTGGGTAAGAAACTTACTAAGATGTCAAGTGAGAATGGTGACATGGGTTTTAGTATTAAGTACACTGCAACAGATGGTAATCTTAGAATCCACGAGGATTTTATAAAGTTCTGTTTTGACAATAGTAATAACGAATTCCTACAAGGTATAAAGTTGTTACTTGATAGTTATAAGACTGCTGAGTTAATCAGTGATATGGCTGAGTACTTATCAGTTCTTGATTTAAGAGTTAGTGATTTAAAAAATGAAATAGAATCTTTACAAGTTAAAGACAATAAAGATAAAAGGGTGTTTTGAAATGGTGAATATAAGTTTAGGTATTAAAGTAGAAGAGTTTGAGTTTGCAGAAGGACAAAAAATAACAATTAAACCTGTTAATGGAAAGTATTTGAAAGTACTATTCGCTGTCACTAATAAACTATCCAGTGTAAGTAGTGAGAGTTTAAGTGATGAGGAGTCTGCTGGTGTATTCTTGTCAGCTCTAGGTGAACTTGACTTAGATTCAGTGTTTGAGATGTGTAAAGATAGTATTAAGCATAACTTTGTTACTGCTGAAGACCTTGAACAAATTGATTATTTTGTAAGTAATCAGTTCCTTAAATTATTGCCTTTAGTTGTCAAAGTTAATATGTCATGATTAATTTAGATAAATATGTTAGTACTAAGAGTAAGGAAGCTGACTTGTTCAACTTGTACTATGTCTTAGCTTCAGAGTTTGGTTACTCTGAAGAAGTTATTAACAATAGTAGTGTGCCTTTCCTGCTTGGCTTGTTTAATAAGCACGTGGAGAGGATTAAAGCCGAGAATAAGGCTATGAGTAAAAATAATAAGGGTAAGTGATATTATGAATGATTTGTATGAGATTGAAATTAGAGCTAAAGTAAATAAGGCTCTAGAAGACATAAAGAAGTTAAACAAAGAGTTTAAAAAGGGTTCTATAAGTGTTGATTCTTATAGGAGGACTTTAGCTCAACTTCAAACAAATCTTGATAATACTAAGTCTAGTCTTAATACTAGTTTAAAAAGTGCTAGTAGTATAACTGATGCTATTAAGAAAAATGATAAAATTTATGGTGCACATAATAAAGTTTTAAACGCTAATGACCTTATGAATAAAGCAGTTGCAGAAACTACTTCTAAATTAACTAAGCAGATTAATGCTAATAAGGTTGCTATGGCTTCATTAGGAAAAACGGCTAAAATGAATCCTTTCCCTGGTTGGGCTATGAGTATTATGTTCTTCGGTATGGCTATGAAGCAAACTTTTACTAGTATAGCAAGGTATGGTCTTACCACATTTAAAGACATTACTAGCACTATGGAAGGTGCAACTACGCAGAGTACCTTATTAGAGGGAGAGATGAAGTATTTAGGCTTCGTTATAGGTGATGCTTTACAACCTATTATTGGTTTTTTAATTCCTATTATTAGTAAGATTAGTGAGTGGGTTGAGAATAACCCTAAATTAACTGCTAGTGTGATTGCTTTAGGAGTTGCTCTAGGTACTATTTTTACTGTTGGTGGTGGAGGTTACTTAGCTTATAATGGTTTCAAAGATTTTTATACTTATATAAATAGTAAGGACTGGGCAGCTGCAGGTGACAAAGTTAAATCAGGTTTAACTATAGGTGCTATAGTTCTTAGTATTAAGTGGGCTGGTGATGCTGTAGAGAGTATTAAGGATGGTAAATTTGTAGATTCTTTGTTTGAGAGTGCTGCTAGTGTAATGAGTGCTGTCGGGGGCTATAAGCTTTGGAATAAGCAGAAAGGCGGTGGATGGTTCATGGTTATTGGTGCTGTACTTAAAGGCTTAGCAACTGATGACTTCATAAAAGAAATATTTGCTACAGTAGGGCTTGTAGCTGCGTTATTTACTGCTCTTGGTGATATGATTTATGATAAATTAAAAGATAATGTTAAAAGAGCTATATTTGACGGTCTTACGACTGTTATGGCTTTAGGTATTCCTGGAATGGAAATATTTAAAGACAAAATGATGAAGACAATGCCAAGTACTAGCACTAAAAGTTTTGGTGACTACTATAGGAATGCTTATGCTGATACTATGCTTACAGGTGATTACTTACAGAATGAGTTTAATGCTTGGAAGCAAAAAATTGATGATGAAGTAAACCTTAAGAAAGAAGGTAGTGGTGACACTAATCTTTATTTTAATGATACTAAAATAGGTGATGCTGACTTAGCAAAGAGTATACTTGACGCTGTAAATAAGGCTGATATATCAATGCTGTCAGGATATAATGGTGGATGAATATGGCTGAGATAATAACATTTAAACATTCAGTGCTAGGAAACAAGAAAGTACTAGCAAATAATATTAGGTACGCTTGGAAGAACTTTAACAGCGTAGCTAGTGTAGAAGGTAAAGGATTACTTAACGATAATGGTATAAGTAGTGTTAGTCAGAAAGGGTGGAGTAACCCTACTATTAGCATGAACATAGTACTTCCAGATAAAAGCAGTGCTTGGTATACTACTAATGGTATGATGAGCTGGGCTGATTTTAATGCGTATGTTAGGGATGTTAAAACTAGTGCTGCTACAGGTTTAATACTTAGTATAATTAGTGAAGCTGATAACAGTAGAACTCTTACTAGTTATGCTAGTAGTAGTAGTGGTGTTACTGATATACCTGTTGTTGTTGACTCTTACACGGTAAGTATAGACCCTAAGAGTAACCTTTACACTGTTAATATTAACTTTATAGAAGATGTATAATACTTTATTAATTAAAGCCTATGATAGGATAACGAATAGTTGGAGTGATACTCCTGTCACACTTAGCAACGCAACTAATAAGAATGCTAAGATAAGCGTAGGTGAAAGTAATGATGATGCTAACTTCCGTTTATTAATCAGTCGTGATAATGCTTATGATGTTGTTGGTGAAGAAGACAAGGTTGAGTTCTATAACTTAGTTAACACTAGTGTTGCTAGTAGTTCTAACTTAATTTTTAGTGGTATTATTAAGAACCTTAGTTATGATTTGACTACTAATGGTAACTTTGTTAATGTTAAATGTAACAGTTTTAACGAAGTGGTTACTAGAGGTATTGTGTTTATTGATGTTAATAATGTTAATGTTATGCAGTTTTTACAGGCTGCTCTTGATAGTACTAAGAATTTTAATTTAAATAACAGTTTTGATGTTACGTGGGATTCCGCGTTTAATCCTACTACTAAGGAGGATGGTTCTGCTTTCCCTCTACTTAATAGTGGTAGTAGTGTTAAGGAGTATTATAAGAGTCTTAATAAGGTTATTAGTGATTATTTGATTCCTGATAATACTGGTGATGGTAATTATTATTGGTGGATTACTCCTGATAATAAGTTCAGAGTTGCTAAGAATCGTGATGCTACTATTAGTAGTCTTACTTTAACTGAAGGTTCTGACTTTGTTAGTGTTAAGAGAACTATGGATAGTAGTGAAGTTGTTAACTTCGTAATAGTCAGGTGTGGTACTGCTCCTAATGGTGATGGTATTACTACTAGGGATCAGGATCCTGTTAGTACGACTAAGCATGGTCTTAGGTTTAAGTACATAGTTGATATGAATATTACTAGTAACTTGATTGCTACTGAGAAGAAAAATAATAGTAGTAGTTTTAATGATAATGATTTGTTCCCTAATAGTTATCCGTACACAATTACTACTTGGACTGACGCTGATGGTCAAATTGTGAGTGGTGCTGATGCATGGGTCAGTAAAGTTAAGAAGGAAGCTAGACGTATAGGTAAAACTAGGGCTAGTGATCTTATTAGTAAGTATGGGGATGGTGTTTTAAAGTATTCTTTTAATATGAAGCCTACTATTAGTTTTAGTGTTGGTACTAAGGTCAGATTGGTTATTAGTAGTATTGGGGTTAATGATGATTTTGAGGTTACTGACGTGTTCTATGATGAGAATGGTGTATTAGTAACGGTTAAGGAGGTTGTGGTATGACTATTTATGATGCTATGCTTAATGGTGTTAGCAAGTTGGTTAGTGGTGAGAGTAATGTTACAGTGAGTGCTATGCTTATTAGCAGTGTTAGTTCTGACATTGTAGGTTCTGAGTTTGATAGAATTACTACTAGTAATAGTAGTAGTGGTGTTAATTCTTTGTTTGAAATGACTAGAAGCAGTGTTAGTGCTAATAATGAGGTTTTGGCTGGTGTTGGTTTAATGACTAGTATTAGTGGCGGAGAGTTATGGGCTGATACTGTGATGAGTAGTTTGGTTCATACTACTGATTTTGATTTTGAAGTCGTGTATCAGATTAAGTTCAGTAAATAAAAAAGTGGTTTTTGAAGCGGTGGTGTATTGTGGTTAATGATTTGTTTGATTTAGGTAAGAAGATTAGGGAGATTGAGAATAGGAGTCTTGGTTACGAGCAAGATTTCTTACCTAATAGTAGTGAGGAAGTGTTTGGTTTGCGTCCTAGTGAAACTATTACTATTAGTGAAGTTAGCATGGTTAGTACTAAGCATAGCGTGGTTAGTTGCGACTTATCTGGTGTTAATCTTGACAATACAATACAGCCTTACGAAGACGTAATACTAGATTTAGATACTAGTGCTAATCCTACAGTTGGTGTAGTGAATGATTTTAGTAATAGTAATTTTGATGCTACTTGGAAAATTAATGCTACTGCTTATTATCCTTTTAATGGTAACGCAGATGATGAAAGTGTTAACTCTAATAACGGCACTCTTAGTGGTGCAGGTTGGAGCCTCGTAACCGATTATTTAGGCAATGCGAATAATGCTTATCAGTGTACAACTGATAATAATAAAATAGTTATTAATTATGGTGCCGTAACAGGGGCTTTCACTATTAGTTTCTGGTTAACTATTTTTAGTTACACTCCTTACAGTAACAATAATGGTAATAATGGTTTAATTGGTCATGAAACTGATTTTAATAATGGTAGAATTAGTTTTCAAGGATCTTCAGGTAGTACCATAGGAGTCACTGTTAGTGGTAATATTAATACTGTGGTTACTCTAACTGAAAGTATGCCAACAGACACACCTTTCATGTTAACTATTACAAGGGATTCTTCTGATAATTTGAAAGTATATAAGGATGATACTGATGTTACTAGTGGTACTCCTAATAGAAGTGGAACTATTTTCTTTGATGTCTTATTTGATAATCCAACTAATAGTAGTTGGACAGGTCTTAATGGCATAGGTCACAATGCATTAATATTGTCAACTATTGATTTATCTGCATCTGAAGTAGCTAACTTATATGATTATACTTCTGTTCATAAACTAGATAAACCTCTTGTTACAAAGAATGGAGTTACAGGTTATGAGTTCTTTGGGGGAAGCTACGCTAGTGCTAGTACTTATGTTATAGGAAGTAGTACAGGAGGAGTATTTCCTAGTGGTACACCTGAAGCAAGTGTATTTGTAGAATTTACACCTAGTATAGTGGAAAACGCTAACATTTATTATAGGTTATTTGGAAACACTCTTTATCCTAGACTCTTTGTTCGTAGTGATGGTTCAATTACTTTTCAATATAGATATGATGGTGTAACTAAGAATTTAGTTAGTGCTACAGGATTAATCTTATCAGATCAAGCATATAAAGTACTAGTTGTTTTACAAAATAATTTGCAAGAAGTTTATGTTAATAATGTATTAGTTGCTAGTGATACTGAAACAGGTTCATTATTTGATGGTGGCACTAATGACTATTTACTTGGTCGTGATACTAATCTAAGCTATGATTATAACGGAGTAATAGGCGTACCTATTATTATAAATAGGGCTGTAACAAGTAATGAAAGAGCTAAACTGTTTAGTAATGGTAGGCTTACCGGTTATGATCCTTTCGTAATAGACCACTCTGTTAATGGTAATATTGATGGTGAGTTCTTTATTGATGGTGAATATTGTAGTAGTACAGTGTTCCAAACAAAGACTATATTTTAGATAGCTTTATAAACAAAAACTATGATATTTTATAGTTTTGGATACTAATTAGATGATAAAATGGCTGCAGGAAAATATAATTTATTAATAGAACAAGGTGACACGTTTACACACACATTCACTTATTATGATGATAACAAAGACATTATAGACTTAACAGGATATAGTGCTTTATTGACAATAAAATCTAGCCTTACAGGTGGCTCTACTATACTAACAGCGAGTACAAGTACAGATTACTTAACACTTAGTGGGAGTAGTGGAAGGTTACAATTAGTAATACCTAACACTATAACTAGCACTCTTAGTAGTAGTGGAGTTTATACTTGTGATATTACTAGTAGCAGTGGAATTGTTACTAGGATTCTTGAAGGTAACGTAAATATTAGCCTTAGTGCTAATCAGTAGGAAGTGAATAATTATGCCTTATGTTGAAATTAGTGAAACAAATACAGTAGTAGAAGTAAGTAATACAGTGATAGGTACTTTTGAACCTACAGACATTGTTGGTTTAACAGAGTACATTGAGGATGCTGTTAGTAGTGCTTTAACAGATACTACTAATGTTACTTGGACTTATGATGATGTTAGTAATACTATTGAGGCTAATGTTGGCAGTATTCTTGTTAGTCAAGTTAGTGATTTAGACAACCTTGCTTCTAGTACTACTACTGCTCAGTGGGGTTACGTTAATGCGTTAGATCAAGGGCTGAGCACTAGTTCTGATGTTAGTTTTAATGACTTAACTGTTACTGGTGACTTAACTGTTAGTGGTACTACTACAACTATTAATAGTACAACTGTTACAACAGCTGATAACATCATAGTTTTAAACAACGGAGAGGTTGGTAGTGGTGTTACTGCTGGTAGTGCTGGTATAGAAATTGATAGAGGTCTCGCTACTAATTACCAATTCATATTTAGTGAGTCAGATGATAGTTTTAAGATTGGTGAAATTGGTAGTTTACAAAAGGTTGCTACTAGAGCTGATTCTCCTGATGCTAACGGCGTTGCTTATTGGCATAATGGTAGTAGTAGTTTCATAACTAATTCTACTTTTACTTTTAATGGAACAACTGTTAACACACCTAACTTATCAGTTACTGGTACAATAACTAATCCTACTAGTATTGCTTTAAGTGGTGCTGGTAGTGTAACTAATACATTTAGTGCTAATAATGGACTAACTTGGAGATTTGGGGCTGAAACAACTAATGATGCAACAATTAGGACAAGTAGTTCTTCTAATAGAAGTGTTAAGGTTGATAATACTGGGACTGGTAATGCTGATTTTAGGGTTTATGGTGATAATCAAAATACTATTTACGCTTTTGATAAAGCTGGTAATGAGTATATTGCTATTGGTAATGATGGTGCTGACAGTTGGATTACAGCTGGTAGTACCGGTAGTATTACAAATGATTTAGTTTTCAGGGCTGCTAATGTCGGTGCTGAAACCGAGTATATGAGATTATTTGGGGATACTGGTAATCTAGCAATAAGTACTACTACTGATAATGGGGATAAGTTACAAGTTAATGGTAATGCTTCTGTGAGTGGGGTTACTACAATTAAGTCTAGTTTGGTTTTCAATAATCCTTTGACGACTGATACTACTAGTATTGAATTTTTAGAAAATACTTTTAGCAGGGGAGCTATTGAGAATAGAGGAACATCTAATACTATTGCTTATCAAGGTGTTGATTCTAATGATACTTACACAGATGTTTTTACATTTACAAAAGGGAGTAGTATTGGCGTCGTGGATTTTAATGTTGAACAAGACACTACTTTCAATGGTGATTTAAATGTTGCTCAAAGAATAAAACTTACTGGTTTTGGAGAAGGTATTAGTGAAGTACAAAGTGATGGCACTTTATACTTAAATGCTGGTGCTGATGGTACTGGTAATGAATTATTAATTTTTCAAACTGGTGATGTTGATAGAGCCAGAATTACTGAAACAGGCAATTTTTTAATTGGTACTACTACTGACGGTAGTTATAAGTTAGATGTTAATGGTGCTGTAAGAAGTAATGATACTTTAACTGTTAATAAAACAGCTTCGGGTGCAAGTATTTTACAGGTTAAGAGTTTAGCTAGTAATGACCAAAGAATAGATTTTATAGAAGGTTCTACTACTAATTGGTCTATTGTTAGTGATAATTTTTTATCTCCTATTAGTAATGCTTTAACTTTTGTTAGTCCTACAGCTAATGTTTTAACTTTAAGTGAAACTAATAATGTGCTTATTGGTACTACTACTGATAGCGGTGCTAAACTTAGTATAACACAAAGTGGTAATTCTGCTATAAACGTTGTTAATTCAACTAATCAGTGGGACTTCGTAGCTAACAAAACAACTAGCATAGTAGGTTTAAATAAAGAAGATGACACTACTGGCTCTAATTGGTTTTATAGGAATGTTACTTCTGCTACTTCAGCTGCTCCTGTTGTGTTCATTGAACAAGATAACGCAGGTGATGACCAATCAGCTTTAGTTGTTCAACAAGACGGTACAGGGTACGGGTTATATGTTGACCAAAACGGCAATGGTATTGGTTTAGAAGTAAATAATGCCGGGACTCAGGATGCATTACAAATAGTACAAGCAGGTGTATTGGCTAGTGGACAGTACGCTTTAAATGTGTATACTGATGCTATTCAAACTCAAGTTTTATCTAGAATTATTCAAGATAACGCTAGTAGTACTGGTAGATTACTTGACATTATTAATGATGGTTCTGGAGATAGCATATTTATAGATAATAATGGTAGTGGTAGAGGTTTAAATATTGATAGTGAAAGTACTGCTTATGAAGGTCTGAAGGTAGATTCAATAAGTGTTGTTAGAAATGACGTATTTTTTTACGGTAATAGTATTAAGAATACTGATCAATCTGTTCTAAGAGTTGAACAAGCTAATGCGTCAAACACTCAACCTGCACAAACTATTTCTAACGCAGGAACAGGTACTGGATTATTAGTGGATCAAAATGGTAATGGTATAGCGTTGGACATCAGTGCTTCAGCAACAGGTGGTAATACTTTAAGAGCAATAACTACTCAGACAAGTGGAACACCTTATTACTTTTATAATGGTGCAGCACAAGCAAGTGGTTATCTTATGGATATTGTTATGGATAGTGCTGGTGCTAGTGCAACAGCTTTACATGTTCAACAAGATGGTGTTGGTGATGGTATTTATGTATTAGCAGGTAATGGTAGAACTATAAGAGCTGATAAAGTTGGAACTACAGGTAATGGGTTACTTGTTTATAATAATACTACTTTCACTGGTACAGGAACTAGTTCCCTTGTAAGATTTGCTTTTGATAGTGCTTTAGCTACTGGGGACTTATTATACTTACAACAAGATGGTTCTGGTAAAACAATAGTTACAACTGGTGGAAGAAATGATTTAAACGGAGGATTACTCCTAGGTCTTAATGCCGAAACAATAGCAGCTACAAAGACATTAACAAACGCTGATAAGTATTATCAGCACTTGAATGGTGGTGCTAGTGATAGGGATATTACATTGCCAACTGGTGAAACAGGTCTTGGTTATGTTATTAAGAATACTGGTAGTACGAATGATTTAGTTGTTAAGAATCCTTCGGCTGTGACTGTTATTACTCTTGTGCCTAGCGAAAGTGTTAATGTGATTTATGATGGTAGTAATTGGGTGGTTTCTTAAAGTAGGGAGTGCTAAGGAAGCTGAGTTAATACATAATTATTTAGATCAAAAATATAATTTATAATAAGGTGAAATGAAATGGTTTTAAAAGTAATAAGTCCAGGTGTGAGTGGTACGTTTAGTACAGATTTGAATAGTAATTTTAACGAGGTAATTAATACAAATGGTATATATGAAGTGGACACTTCCACAGATTTAAACTGCAGTAATAGTACTAACAATACTACGGAAACGCAAACAAAAACATACTCATTTGCTTCTTCAGTTGTTTCAAAGATGGGTGACTACTTGTTTGTAGACATAAACGGAAATTTTACTGCAGACTGTGCAACTAATGGTAGTGGAGGTTCCACTGTTTCTATAACACTCCTAGCAGAGAATATTACTTCATCTACTACTATCAATAGTTTTACTGTTGCAGCACCAAGTAAAATAGATAATATAAGAAATACTGTTACAGTTCAAGGACTACAGATTGTTTATCCTATAACAGCATCAGATAGAACTAACGGTATGGACATAAAGCTGACCATAAATGCTATCGTGGGAGCTAATGGTGGTGGTGCTACTGGAAGTAGTGTATTTACAAGTAGGGCAATAGTGTTTAGAACACTTAATTTGGTGATTTAAAATGTTAGAATTTCATACAGGTGATATAGTCTTAACAAGAGGACTAGGTTTTATAGGCAAAGTTATTAAGTTCGTAACTAACAGTGAGTTTAGTCACGTAGGCATGATTATTAGAACTGACTTAGAAGATGGCTACGTGTTAGTTGCTGAAGCTCAGTGGACTGGATTCGTGATTACTAAGTATCATACGACTTATTTACAAGAACAATGCAAGGTAGGTAGAGTGTTTGATATACTTGGTAAGGAGTTAAGGGAAGCAATAAGGCGTAATACTTTAAAGTTAGTAGGTAAACCTTATGATTTTAAAGCTTTATTATTAATATTGAAGAGTATGGTTACTGGTAAGGACTTAGTTGGTGATGGTGATAATTCTCTTATTTGTAGTGAGGGCGTGGCTAGGATTTATTTAGGTTTAGGTGTTGATTTAGTTCCTGGTAAAAGACCTGGTTTGGTTACTCCTGCTGATATTAGTAAGAGTAAAGAAATACACTGGATGAATTAATAAACCGAAACATTTAAATAGTAGTAAAGAATACCAAGGTTAGTAAGATGTTAAACTTTAATTTAGAAGAAGAACTAAGCAAAGATGCTAACTTAGAAGCAATAGTTAGCAACTTAATAAGCTTACCTAGAACAATGGAGCCTAACTACTTAAACAAGTTAGGGTTCAGAGAACTAAAACTTAACTATACTAAGCAAGATGACAACGACAGAGATAGAGTATTCGGTTATAAAAACTTTAAAGTAATAGTAGATTCTATGACTATTACTAGCTTAAAGAACGGGCAAGAGTATTATATAATCAAACAATTTTATAAAGCAAGATAAATTTCTTATATGGCAGTGATTAAACAACTTACGAGTTGTCTGCTAATTAAATAATATGAATACAATGGAGGTTGTATAATATGAAAACAAATATAAATAAGACAATAATGGGTTTAAGCGGACTAATATTATTTGCTTCAGGAGCAATAATAGGAGCAACAACTATGCCTAGAGAAGTTATTAAAACAGTTCAAGTTCCTTATGAAGTAATAAGAAACGTAACTGTTGAAGTTCCAGTGGAATTACCAGTGGAAGTAATTAAGGAAGTTGAAAAAGTAGTTGAAGTAATACCACAAAGTTTCTTAGAATACATTTATGATCAAGAAGGGAACCTTTCAGAACTAGACACTTCAGATTTAGACGATGACGAATTAGACCAAATAGTAAGTAGAATAGCGTTCTTACAAGAATCTAAAGTTATAGCTTTAGAAAGTGTTAAATCAGAATTATTCAGTGAACTTGACAGAGAAGAATTTACTATGAGTGATAATTCAACTGTTAAATTTGATGAGGATGACTTAGAAAGGTTAAGACTTGATGATGAAAGTGACGAAGTAGTAATTGACTCTGTTGACTTTGATGATTCTGACGCTGAAGTGATCGTTACTGGAAGATTCGAACAAGACGACGTAAAATACTCCTTTGAAGCTTTAGTAGTTATTAAAGATGGAGAATTTGACGAAATCAGTTCAATAGACGTAGACTTATTATAAGTCTACAACTTTTTTCTTTTCTTTATTTTTTTTTAAGTGGTCAGTGTGACTACTTTGCTTGACTATAATTATCGCCTATTCCTATTCCGCAGTTGATAGGTACACTAAGTTTAACTGCTCCTTCTAAAGCTTCTTTGATTAATGGTACTGCTTTGTTAACTTTATCTTTTTTTACTTCTACTATCCATTCATCATGAACTGTTCCTATTATTCTAAGTCCGAGGTCTGGTTGTCGTCTTTTTAGGTTTAGTAGTCTTACCCCTGCTATTCTTATCATGTCAGCACCAAAGCTTTGGACTTTAAAGTTAAAACTTTGTCTGTAAGCACTGCCAGGGTAGTAACCTTTTATTTTTTGGAAGTGCCTCATACGATTAACGAGTGTGCTTACGTATCCCTGATTATTAACTTCTTCATGAGTTTCATCAATATACTCTTTTAGTGTTGGTAGTGCATCGAAGTAATCATTTATTAGTCCTTGTGCTTCCTCTTCACTTATATTAAAGTCTTCTGCTAATCCGTGACTAGTTTTTCCGTAGAGTAATCCGAATGTTATACTTTTAGCCATACTTCTTTGTTTACTATATGTGTGTTCTTTTAGTTCTTCAAAGTTTGGACTTGTACTATAAAGGTCTTCTTCTGCTATGCCTAAGTTGTAGAATTGGTTAGCTATTGTTAAGTGCATATCTTTTCCTTTTCTTAAAATGTCTAGTAGTACTGGGTCTTTACTTATGTGTGCTGCTATTACTACTTCTTGTCCTGAGTAATCTGCTGTTATCATAGTGTAGCCGTTACTTGCTTTGAACACTTCTCTTAAGCTTGGAAGCCCTAATTTATCATTGTCTTTTCCTAGTTGTTGTAAGTTAGGACTTCTACTGCTTAACCTACCTGTTTTTGCTCCACAATCATTATAACTGGTTCTTACACAGTTATCAGAGTCTATGAAGCTAGGTAAGGGATTAAAGAAGCCTGTTAGTAGTTTACTTATCTTCTTATATTTGAATAGTGACGCTATTAGTTCTGATTTGTTCTTGTAGTCATCTAAGAATTTTTTACCTAGACTTACTTTTCCTGCTGGTGTTTTATATTTTGATGTGTATCCTAAGTTGTCTATTAGTAGTGTTTTTAGTTGTGTTGTACTATCAAAGTTTACTCTTGTGTTTATAGTGTAATTTCCTAGTAAGTCATAGTCTACGGAGTACTTAGTATTTGTTAGTTTACATAGGTTGATTAGCTCTTTTCCTCTTAGCTCTTTTAGTGTGTTTGTGTGTTCTATTACTTTGTTCTTGTTTATGTTGAATCCATTTAAGTGCATTTCCATTATTACTTTTTGGAAAGGCATCTCTATTTTGTAGAATAAGAATGTTAAGTTATGCTCTTCTATTAGTGGCTCTGTGTATTCGTATAATTCGTAGGTTAGTTGGCTGTCTAGTAGGCTGTATTCTATGAATTCTTTCTTAGTCATGTTCTTATCGTATAGTTGTAAGTCTTCTCTGCCTAAGTATTTCATGCTTAGTTTCTTTAGGCTTTTCTCATCTTCTTCGTTTATTAAGTGACAGGCTACCATTGTGTCGTAGAAGTCAGCATTACCTATTTGTATGCCGTGTTCTTCTAGTATTGGTGCGTCAAATGCAGAATTATGGAATATGATTAGGCTTCCTTTAAAAGCCTTGGTTTCTTTACTCTTGGTTTTTAAAATGTTTATTACTTGTTGTAAGTCGTGGTCTTCATTGTTGAAGTAATAGTTATATGTTCCGTCACTTAGGCTTATTCCGTTCTTATATGTTTTTTCATCTGTTAAATTTATTGTTTTTAGTCTTAGTCTATTATTTGTTTCTAGGTCTATTGCGAATTTGTTCCAGTTGAAGTCTTTATGTATCATAGTATTATTCTTGGTTAGGGGCTTATATTTAAATGTTGTTATTTTGATTTATTAAACTTATTAATTAATTTACTTAGGGTTTTAACACTGACAGGTTTGTAATCCCAGAGTTCTACATTCACATTAATAAACAATCTACCGTTCTTCTGCCTATGAATCTTAACAGCACTTGGTAAGTGAACATGACCATGAATAACGTTCATGTAACTGCTATAGTCAGGGTTATGTATTACTTCAAATTGTTTACCGAGCATATTAACAATGCAACTATCTAAGAATTGTTGTTTGTCATGATTGCCACTTATAAAGACTTTAAAGCCGTTTAATTTGTTCATTAGTACAAACGTATTACTAGTGCCAAGAAAGTTGAAGTCACCTACTATAAACACTGTATCTGAAGGTTTCACAGTTTGGTTCCAGTTAGAAATTAGGACTGTTTCCATTTCAGAAAGAGTGCTGAAAGGTCTATGCCCAAATTCTATTACTCTTTTATGATTAAAGTGGTGGTCACTAGTAAAGTAGAAATTAGTCATTTTCTTTTAGCTCCTACGTATTCCATGGTTATGAAATCATGATCTTTGTACTGAGTCATTGGTTTAAATTTATAACATCTTTCTTCCATGCACACTATTGGTTTTAGTCTTACTATGTATTCGTTTATGGGGTTATACCAGTACCAGTGCCTTGCGTGTTTCTTAGTGCTTGGAACATAGTTCTCTTTTATTAAGTCACTGGTACTGTATAGCTTATCTTCTAACATTACTTTAACCTTTCATCTTCGTATAAATCTCCATATACGAAGTCTTCATCTTTCATATTCTACAGCACCCTACACAGAATCCACACTTCGGACACTTATCGTTTCCTTGTAAGTCATTTAGGCATTGTGGGCATCTTTCTTCTTCCATCTTGTTTTTCCTCTTCACCTACTTCTTTATACCTTTAAAGTATAAGTCCTTAGAGTTACCTTCGTATTTAACTTCGTAATCATTAAATATTTTGTCTAAGTCAAACGTTTCTTTGAACTCTTCTGGACTTATATTATA